CAACTACTGCTAAGGTTCCACAACTAACATATTTAGTGTGTAATCTTCCTTGCTCTGCCCACTTTACTAGGTCTGAGTTACTTGGTAGCTCAGCTCCTACTAAACGTAAGAAAGAAGAAATAGTTCTATTACCATAACGCTCAAATTCTTTTTCATAAGTGTCTGGTAAGTACTGATTCAAAAAGTTGAAATCAGTAATGTAATTTGTAGCCAACGGCACTTGTTGTGGTGCTGGCTGTAGCGCAAACCCTGGTCCTACTGGTACAGTATCTGGCCCTAATAATTGTCCTGCCATTTTTTAATTTTTAAAATGTTGTTAATTTTTTCTTTTAATACTCTTAATCTTTAAACCTCTGCTCTCGCTTGGATTAATTGCACGAAACTGAGTTCCTCCTTTAGAAACAACTTCTGGAGCAGAACGTGTAGACATATTAATATTTTTCATTTTTCTAGTTACGTCTTCCGTTGCTGCTGCCTTACCTTGTTCGTAAAAAAACCTTGCGAACTTGTCAGGGTTCATTGCTGCTGCTAATGCTTTATGATACTCAGCCGCATCTTTAACTAATCCATCTTCATTCAAATGATTATTAATAAAATTAATAACGCTTGATTGAGATTTCTTAATCTCTTCTACAGAACCTCCAGGATTGTATAACAAATTAGCGTCATCAATACTGACCTTAAAACCTTTAAAGTCTTGATTAAGCACCTTGTCAGTTTCTTTGTTAAAGAAATCTACTTTCCTAGCCTGCTCTTCTGACTGAGTCTTTGCATTCTCAACGTATTGCTTGTAAGCTTTATAGTCTTCATTGTCCTCAGAAATACCAGTTACACTTGACTCAAGTGGCTGGCGATACATTTCTTTTTGTTCATTGAAAAACTTTTTAGCTTTTACAATTGCTTTTTTCTTTTTTAACTTAGCTCTTTTAATATCAGATTCATCGTCAAGTTCCTCATCATATGAATAATCTTCCATCAATAATTCAACATCTTCTTTATCAATGCCCTCTTCAGTGGCTAAAAGATACTCAGTTAAAATTTGGTCTTCATCTAAGGAATCAAAGTCTCTGTTTAATTTAACATAATCTTCAATGCCACGACCAGTTTTCTTTTTATATTCAAAATAAGCTGACACATCTTCTGGTAGTTCAATATTGTTTTCTTTTTCTTCAAACAATTGGTCTACCGATGATATGTCCTTATCATATCTATTCTTAATAAAACTAAGAACGTCTTCTTCTTTTAGTTCAGCACCTTGCGTTTCCTCAGGAGCTGCGGTTTGCTCTACAGCTTCTGGCTGTGTCTGCTCTTCGTGTTGCTGTTCAGCTTTTTCAATTAGAGTTTCCTCTACTTCTGCTACTGACTTTTCTTCAACAACACCTACTTCTTTTACTTTTATTTCCATTAGATTAAATTTTAGTACAAATATAGTACATTAAACAATTATAATTTATTTAGTTTATCTTGGGTCAAATTCTGCTAAATCAAACCCATCTAAACTATCTTCATTAGACTCAAAGTTTTGAGGAGGTAAGTTATTTTTTCTTTGATTAATTAACTTAGACTGCTCTGTATTTTGTTGACTTATACGAGAAGCTTTAGCTGTTTCTCTTTGAACCTCTCTCTTAGCTAGAGCCTCTTCTGACATTCCTCTCAACTGTTGATTATAATTAAACTCTTCTGCCATCAATTGACTTTTTAGCATAGCTTCATTCTTCATCTTCTCAATTTCAAAAGCTATCTCCGCTTGTTTAATTTGCATCTTAGCATTCATCTCTGCTTGAGATTTTTGCATAGCTGCTTGCGCAGCCATTTGCTGAGACTTTAATTGCTGAGCGGCTTGCATCTGTTGCTTTAACATAGCATTCTTCTCATCACGTTCTTGCTTTTGTTTTCTTTTTACCTTAAGTAATTGATTAGCAAGTTTAATGTTTTTAATTTCTCTTATATCAATAGCATCTTCCAGATTTATATCTTGTTTAGATAAAGCCATTTGGATATTAGCCTCAAGCTGAGCTTTCTCTTCTTCATCAGGTGAAACCTCAATAAAGATACCGAAGTCATAAATATATAAATCAGATATGTCGTTAAGTATACTTACGTTATACTTTCCTATTTTATTTATAAAATCTTCTTTGAAATCAGAGTACTCTAATATATCCGCTACTCTATAAGTTAAAGCTTCTGCCAGCGTTCTGTAAACATACAAGCTTCCTTGAAGTATATGTCTAGTAGCTGTATTAGAGTTTAACGCTGCAAGCTTCTGTAATCCAACTAAAGAGTTAGGGTCAGGCGTTGAGCCATCTCTGGCTTCATTTAATCCTGTTACAGTTCTAATCATGTTTAGATAATGATTATAGTTTGTAATAAGCATCTGGGTTTTACTAGCACCACTATTAGATGTAAGCTGCTGTATAGGAACTCTCGCCTGATTGAAGTCTCCGTCTTGTGTATAGCTTCTACCAATTACAGAACCTGTTTGGAAATATAGTCTTAATGCGTCTTCAGGATTATACGCAGCTCCTGTCCCCAGGTCAACTTCATTTAATCCATCTGCATCTATAAACACTCCATCAGGTACAGTCCTGGCTATAACTTGCTGTAATTTCAAATGTGTAATCTGAATCAAATCAGCAAAAGGAATCATTCTTCTAACCAATGACTCAATCACACCTTTATACATTCTTGGTGCTACAGCTACATAATTTGGTAATGCGTGTTGTGAAGAAGACTGAGGACGAACCATATTACTGGCTAGCTCCCACTTCAAAAGAATATCAGTACCCATCACCATTATCCCATCATACCAAACGTCAATAGTTTTTGAAACTTTTTCAAACCTACCCTCTTCCATCATTTCTGGTGGAGGGTTGAACTGGTCATCTTTTTCTATCATCTTCATAGCTCCACTGTCCGTAACTTTTTTCTTATAAACCATCTTCTTAGTGGTTTTATAATTGAAGTACATTAAAGTTACTGTGTCTCTATAAAATATATCGTTCTGATAATACTGTGCTACGTTGTAGTAATCATACCAGCTTTGACTATATTTAGATATTTTATCTAAATCTTCATTAGTTAATTTTGGGTCAATTTTTAGAAGCTCCGTAATAGGAACAACTTTAATTTCACCCCAATAAAAACAATCTTTAAAATGTGGGTCTTCAGTATAACTATACACAACATTAGCAGGGTCAACGTACTTAATCTCTACACCAGAACCTGGTAAAAACTCATGCTTAGCTACACCAATACCTAATACTGTTAAATCATAATCAATACGCTTACGTGTGTCTGCATAATGATTTTCTTGAAACATAGTATCAATAGCTTCTTCTTCAGCTATCTCTATAGCTGGCTTATAATTAAGCTGCATGTATAGTGTAAGTTCTTCGTCATTTTCAGGAAGAGAATCAGGGTCCATTGTAAATGGGTCTGCTCCTGTCATATTTTTAATATCTAAGAGTATGTCTTTTGCTGCCATCTGGCCCTCAACCATATCTTGATACTTGCTTCTTTTACCTTGGGATAATGCATCTTGTGCATAAGCTTTTACTTTAAAAAGTCTGTCTGACATTCCATTAACCACAATGTCAACAAACTTAGGGAGTATAGGGACAGGTGTCCAATCGAGATTAAGATAAGATAAATCTCCGTCTACTGCTAGTTCATTTTTGTATTTTCCAACTGACTGTTCACCTCTTGCGTATAAACGTAATCTGTGAAAATCTCGCCATTGGTTATAATAACGACAGCCATTGCCGTCTTTTCTAAACCACTCATACTGTATTGCTTGCCCTATCTGTAAGCCAAACTCATCAGTGGCTTTTTCTGCATCTGATACAAATTGACTAGGGAATCCTACAGATGAAATATCTATTTTAACTTCTTTCATCTATCTAATTAAATCGCTTATTAATCCCTTATTGGTATACCTTGCAAAGTTAATGGAAATTTTTGAGCTTTTCTTTTCAGGTGTATAAAGATGCTTTTGACAAGCCATAATTGCTAAACCACTACTAATAGACGCATCAAATCTAGTTCTGTTGCTTATATCAAACTTAGCCCAGTCTTCTAGAGTCCTGGTAAATGGCATAGACCCCATAAGGTCAGAGTCTCTAAATGTACCCTCCATATCTAAACCAATATGTTTTTCTATATACGATTCTATTGCAGCTGCATGAGCTTGTTTTATATCCTCACTGGAGTTTGGTATACCTCCTAATTCTTTTTCTGTTCTTGATAATTTATTAAAAACCTTATCAGGTCTGTTCATACTAAAAGCTCTATATCCTCTGTTTTTAAAATGATACAAAAGCCTAGGTTTGTTATTCTCAACAAGTATTGGCATTCCATAAAACACACAAGCCATTAACACTTCTTCAAAAAATATTTCTGCGGTTTGAGGTCTTGCTACATACTCTAAGAAAAACTCATTGCTTGGAGCTTCGTCCATGTTAAATTTTGTCAGGCCATGTAGTGCACCATTAGAACCTCTTCCACCTACTGTTCCAGATATGTCATAACTATCACACCCAAACGCACCCAGGTGTTCATTACCTGGCATCTTTTTCCCATTCCTGTTTATGACTCTATTCTGTAAATTTTTATTGGGTGTCCATGACACCAGGAATCTTCCACGATTGTTAGGTGTCCATATAACTTTAGAATCTTTTATTCCGTCTTTCCATGAAAATGAACCTCTTGTTAAATGATGTTCTTTTATAGTAGAGTCATTATAATCAATCTGCTGATATATCTTTGTTAAATTAAATAAAGATTGTTTACTCTCATCTCTGAAAGCATGTGACTCAGTTCTTGGAAACTGTCTATAGAATTCGTTCAAAGCATCAGGGTCATTCTTTAAACTTTCAACTTCTGCTTCCCAATAATCTATCGCACCATTCTCTATAACCTCACCATCAACACCAATAGTTTTTTCTGTAGGCTTTCTAAAAACAGGTAATCCATATCTATCTATAAATCCCTCCATATTCCATTCCATTGGAATAAATAAGTTATATAATCCGCTTTTAGTTTGGCCATTAGAATTACGCTTACTCAATGATGAATCCTCGTATAATTTTTTAAAATTATCTCCACCCTTGCTCAATGCATTAGAAGTAGAACCCATCATGCATTTACCTATAATCTTACTACCTAAACGCAAACAAGTTTTTGTTACACGCCAGTTGTTTAAAATATTATTTGGTTTTATCCATTTACCACTTTCATCATGCACTAACAATAATAACTTCTCACCATCATAGGAGTTGTCATCTGTATTCTTCCAATCTATAGTTGTATCTAATCCTAACAGCTCTTCTTTATCAGCATCATACATGTTTTTCTTTGTTATCTTAGACGCTGGTATTCTAAACGCTAACTCTGTCTTGGGTTTATCCATACCATCTTGTATAGGCTTGAAGAAGAATGGGAGTCTGTTTGCTATAGGAACAACTTTATCAGTAAACATTTTTTTAGCATCTGCTCCTGTTTTAGATAGTATACCAACCCTCGCATCTTTTGCGAGAGTTCCTGTATTGACACTCTCTGAAGAGCCCATGTAAGAAAAACCTGAACGCCTTATTTTCAAATAAGTCATCCCAAAACTTCTGTTGTCAGCCTTGCATGCTTCCCAATACAAATAAAATATTCTATTAGCTTCTCTGTAATCTGGGTAACCAACATCTATAGATGTCCATTGCAAGTACATGTAGTGAGCTCCTGATATGTATGTAGGAACTCCATTATTCATAAACCAATAACCTAATTCTCTATTATCAAATTCATTCTCAATATAATCAACCCAGTTGTTTTTAAACTCACTAGGCATTTCATTCCATTGAAATATAGATTGAATTTTACTAAGAGGTTTTGGAATATCTATTCTTTCCCAGTATTGTTCAGATTTTTTATTTGAACGTGAATGTATTTTTTTTGGTTGTTTGGGTAGACCAATAATAAGACCTTGTATATTTATAATCTCTCCAAGCTCGCCACTTCTAGATATACAGACAAAGTCATACTTCTTGTTGTATCCATACTCCCAACTTTTATTTTTGTTCTTATTGGTAAGTACGGATTTAGGTACGTAATCTTGTACCACTTTGTACATGTCGTTATTTTGACCTACGCTCTGCAAATCCTTGTTTTGTATCTACTTTGTTATTACTTTCTGCTAGAGATAAAGCTTCTTTCTCTGCCTCTATTCTGCTTAATATTTCAAACGCATCAAATATAGCTAACTTCTTAGTGGCTGCCGCATTCTTTAATCTGTCAGCTGCCAAGTCATCCTCTGGGTCATGCTTTATAATATCCTCTTCAGCGACTTTTATCAATTGCTCAACAGCTTTCCTTCCAGCGTTTATTATTCTCCTCTTTAGTTCTACAGTATTATCCATTAATCTTAATAGTTATGTGTTTATCAAACATTCTATAAAGCTTCTCCCCATCGACTTCAAACTCATACTCTGTATCTGGCCTAAAACCAATAATGTCCCCGTCATTAATACCAACGCTTCTAAGTCTATCATTTGAGTGAACCACCTCGCCAGTTAATTCCTGTTCGGATTTATTTTCTAGTAGGTATCCTTGCTGGTACTTAATAGGTTTAACAAAACAAAAATTATTACAAGCATTCCATTTACCATCACGCTTGTACATATAGTACTGACCCTCATCTATAAAGAACAGGTCATCAATAAAATAACTCTTACCGCTTCTTTCAACACCATGAATATCATTGTAAAACTTAAACACATTGTGATGCACAAGTATTATATCTCCTTGAATTATTGGGCCGTCATATGTTAACGGAACCTCGATTACCTCTGCTAAACGGTTTGATACCTTATGATCTTCCTTTGAAGAGCTGATTATAAAATCAATCCCCCCAAAATCTTTCACATTAGAATACCGCCTACCGCCTACAGGTTTAACTATAAAGCTGTATGGTGATCTCATATTTTATTTATGCGCCACAACCAATACACTCAACATAAGAGTCGGTAGGTCTGACACCATTTAATTTCATTTCAATATTATGTATCTTATCCGCTAAATCTATAGACTCAATAAAATCTTTAACATCTTTTTTTCTAACTTTTAATAACTCAACCTCCTTAATTAATACTTCTCTCTCCTGTTCAGTCATTACCTTTAAAAATTAATGTTGTACTCAATAGACATAGGTATTGTATGGTTAAATTTTTTCCATAAAACAACCTCTTGTTTTTCATTCTCTATCCAAATCTTAACACTATTAGTATCGATATCACTTAATATTAAATGAATCCTGTGAGAATTACCAAGAACAGGTTGTCCAACTATGTAGTGCATAGAAGCCTTGTAGTCTGAACCAATAGATACCTTTCTTATGTCCATTATATTTATTTTTATTTACCCTAACTTCCAAATAGTAAGAGCAGATGACGGAGCGTCATCCCAAGTACTTAGTGTGGTTGTAGGGTAAAGACCTCC